TGAGGTTAATAATAAAGTAGATAAAGATGTTGTCAAAAAATTCTCAAACAGTCTAGGTCAGAAGTTTGAGGCAAGAGATTATCAGATAGACGCCATATATCATAGTTTAAAGTTTAATAGAGCGTTGTTATTAAGTCCTACAGCATCAGGTAAGTCATTCATCATATATTCGTTAATACGTTACTATTCTCATCTAATCAAAGATACCCCTAACAATCGAATATTATTGATTGTACCGACAACCTCGTTAGTTGAACAGATGTATTCTGACTTTGAATCATACGGTTGGGATGTAAAGAAAAATTGTCATAGATTGTATAGTGGATATTCAAATCAAACAGATAAGAAAGTTCTTATATCGACATGGCAGAGTTTATATAAATTACCAAAAACATATTTTGAACAATTTGGTTGTGTCTTTGGTGATGAAGCACATTTATTTAAATCTAAATCGCTTACAGAGATTATGACAAAACTTGAAGATTGTAAATATCGTATTGGTCTTACTGGTACACTAGATGGTGCTCAGACACACAAACTAGTATTAGAGGGATTGTTTGGTGCTGTCAATAAAGTTACATCTACAAGAAAACTAATGGACAAACAACAGCTATCTAATCTAGTTGTTCGTTGTTTAATTTTAAAACACACAGTAGAAAATAGTAAAATGGTTGCAAGTGGTAAATATCAAGATGAAATAGACTATCTAGTAAGTAGTAAATCGAGACAAAACTTTATTCGTAATCTGGCACTTAAATTAAAAGGCAACACTTTAGTTTTATTTCAGTTAGTAGAGAAACATGGTAAGAATTTACATGAGATAATAAAAAAGAAAGCAGATGCTGACCGAAAAGTTTTTTATATTTTTGGTGGTGTTGAAGCAGACGAAAGAGAAGCAATAAGGGGGATAGTAGAGAAAGAAAAAGATGCCATTATAGTTGCAAGTTACGGAACATTTAGCACTGGTGTTAATATTAAAAATCTACACAATATTATATTTGCAAGTCCTTCTAAGAGTAGAATAAGAAACCTACAAAGTATAGGTCGTGGTTTAAGATTAGGTGATAATAAAGTCAATGCTACCTTGTATGATATAGCAGATGATTTAACTTATAAATCTAAAGAAAACTTTACATTAAAACATTTTCAAGAAAGGATAAACATCTATACAGAGGAAGAGTTTGATTACGAGATGCATAATATCGACCTAAAAGAATAGATAAATAGTTATATGGATAAATTACAAGAAAAAGCCCCAAACGATTTAACAGACTATAGAATAGTTAGGTTAACAGACGGCAGTACATTAGTTGGAAGTATATCTATAGATAAAGACTTTTTACGAATACAAAATCCTTTACAATTAATTACAACCCCAAGAATGACTGCACAAGGACTAAAAGACGATAACACCCTAGCACCTTGGGTACCATTTACAAACGATAAAATGTTTGTTGTTCCAAAAGATAAGGTAATGGTTATTTCAAGAGCTGCAAAAGAATTAGCAAACTATTATGAAGTAATATTGTCAAAGTTACAACATACTAAAATAAAGGCAGCCTACACACCTCAAGAGATAGAAAAGATGTTAGAGGTTGCTGAAGATTTAGATACTGAGTTAAGAGAACAAGAAGAACAAGAAGAAGCACAATTAGAATATGAAGAACTTGATAATAAGACTATACACTAACTGTCTTATAGCTTAGCTTCTTATCAAGCAGCGACATAGTCGATTATACACACATTCCTAGGATTGTCAAGCAGTAACCAGGAATAAAATTAAATTAAAAAAACTTATAGAAAGGCTTGCATTTAAACACAAAATGTAGTATAATAAAAATTATGAAAAAAGAAGACGAAGAAGTAAAAGAAGTAAAATTAAAACCAAGAGAGAAACCTCATTATGTAAATAATGCTCAGTTCCTAGAAGCGATGATAGAATATAGGGATAACTGTGAGAAGGCTAAAGAGCAAGGTAAAGAAAAACCTCCAGTTACTAATTATATTGGTGAATGTTTTTTAAAGATTGCTAATCACCTATCTTACAGACCAAATTTTATTAATTATACTTATAGAGATGATATGATTAGTGATGGTATTGAGAACTGTTTACAATATATGTACAATTTCAATCCAGATAAGAGTAAAAATCCATTTGCATATTTTACACAAATAATTTACTATGCATTTATTAGAAGAATACAAAAAGAAAAAAAACAATCAACTATAAAAAATAAACTAATTTCTGAATATGGCGCTCATAATATGATGGACCAAATGATTGGTGATGATGCTCAGTATCAAAGTCAAATGTTAGACTATCTACAAAAAAATACAAAAGAAGATTAAAATACTAATATGAAAATAGCATTGTTAAATGACACCCACTTTGGTGCCAGGAATGATAGTAATATATTTGATGAATACTTTTATAAGTTTTATGACAATGTATTCTTTCCTTATTTAAAAGAGAACAATATAAAAACACTTATTCATTTAGGTGATGTTGTTGATAGAAGAAAATTTATTAACTTTAGAATTGCACACAACTTTAGACATAAGTTTATGCAACGACTATGGGATGAAAAGATAGATACACACATACTCATAGGCAACCACGATATCTATTATCGAAATACAAATAAAGTAAATGCTATTCAATCATTATGTACAGCACCTGATGGCGTGAACGAACCATTTATTTACGAGGATCCTAAAGTTGTAGAGTTTGATGGTTTAAATATTTTGATGATGCCTTGGATTAATCCTGAAAACGAAGCACATTGTTTTGAAATGTTGAACACAGCAAATGCTGATGTATGCATGGGTCATTTTGACTTAAACGGATTTAGAATGATGGACACCGTAGTACAAAGACACGGTTATGATAAATCAATTGTATCACGATTTGAAAAAACTTATAGTGGTCATTTTCATCACAAGAATGACGATGGTCAAGTTTATTATCTAGGCAGTCAGTATGAAATGACATGGTCGGATTACAACAATCAAAAAGGTTTTCATGTATTCGATACTGAAACAAGAGAAGTTGAGTTTATAAAGAACCCACATACAATATTTAAAAAACTTGTGTATGATGATACCGATAAAAACTATGATAAGTTTGATATAACAGACTACAATCAAAAGTTTATTAAACTAGTAGTAGCAAACAAAAAAGACCATCAAATGTTTGATAGACTCCTTGATAGATTATACAATGAGATTAGTGTACATGAATTAAAGATAATAGAAGATTATTCTGATTTAAGTCATACGAATGTAAGTGATAATGTAGCAGAAGGTTCCGAAGATACAATCACACTTGTTAATGATTATGTAGACCAGTTACCTGTTGACCTAGACAAAGACAAATTAAAGATTATGATTAAAGAAATGTATGTTGAAGCACAAGATACGGAGGTCAAAGATTGATATTATTTAAAAAAGTAAGATATAAAAACTTTTTAAGTACAGGTCAACAGTTTATAGAAATAGATTTAGACAAAGCAAATACTACATTAGTTGTCGGTGAAAACGGTGCAGGGAAATCTACAATGTTAGACGCCTTATGTTTTGGTTTGTTTCAAAGACCATTTCGTGGGATTAAAAAAGACCAATTAATTAATTCTATTAACGAAAAAGAATGTATTGTTGAAGTTGAATTTACAGTAGGTCAAAAAGATTATAAGATTATAAGAGGTATCAAACCAAATATATTTGAGATATGGTGTGATGGTGATATGTTAAATCAAGACGCTGCTCAAAGAGATTATCAGAAACATCTAGAACAACAAATATTAAAACTAAACTTTAGGTCATTTACTCAAGTTGTGATACTAGGTAATGCTTCGTTTGTGCCATTTATGCAACTAAGAGCAAGGCATAGACGACAAGTAGTAGAAGAAATATTAGACATTGAAATATTTTCTAAAATGAACTTGCTGTTTAGAGAGAAACAAAAGAACCAAGATGAGTTAATTAAACAAACAGATTTTAATTTTCAGTTAGTTGATAACAAGATTGAAGATAAAAGAAAATATATTGATGATATTAGTAATCGTAGTAAAGATTTAGCAGACTCTAAAAAGGCAGATTTAGATAAATCTACAATCGATATATCTAACTATGAAGAAGATATAAAAC